ATCCCGTCTAGATGAATGCGTAATTCTTTGACTATGCTTTTTGTGAACTTGTGAATTAGATGTGAACTTAAAAACCAAGCTTCACCCACGCCGTCCCACACAGGATAAATACCGCCACATGCCACTATGTTGCCGTTCACAACAGCTGTGAAACTCATGTCTTTTACGACCATATTGTTAACAAATCGTGAAATTTGAATAGGTGGCCGAAATGATTCATCGTTGACCTGCCCATCTAAAATTGACCGGGCATGTCGCTCTTCAAACTCTACCAAAATCATTTGTCAAAAACAGAAACAGTTGGAAAGATAGCAAGCAAGCTTGTTGGCAAAGGCTGGTCTTGTTGCACTACTATTGTAGCATCATCATCAACCCCGCCCCTAAATTCTATGGTCTTGTCACCAGTAAACAGCGGCACCGCCTGACCCATGCCAGCTGCGCTGCTTCTAAAAGGTATAGTGTCTAGCTCACTTGTGCTTGTGCCTACCTTCAAACCGACAGAGCGGTACAAACGAACAGTTCCCTCTGATATGCGTTTTGTTTTGCCCTGAGCGCTTCCAGAAGCGCTGCCAGCATCAATTCGTAAGGTTTCTACCCTGCTAGTAAAGCCAAGCCCGACATGCACCTTAGTGGCGCTTCTATCGAGTGTTATCTGGCCGCTTGATACAGTCTTGTCAGGGTGGGTACTGCCGTCAGCTAAAATCTGCACGGTTTCGCCTTCTAGGTGGTCTAAGCCGCTAATTACGGTAGCAGCTGACCCGCTATAGGTTAGGCCGCTATCAACAAAAAATGCATCTGTTATATCTGTGCCAAAATCAAACCCAGAAAGATATTCAACATAGCGCTTTGTAGCGCCATCGATTGTGCGCTTTACTATTAAATAAACTTGGTCTTCATCTAAATCGCCCGGTATTACCGCAACGCTCTCAACCTTAGCATTAGTGCCGCCTATGATGTGACGCTGCCAAGCGACCACTTGCTCTTCCCTGCGATAGGTCATGCAGGCCATTACGCCGTCTGACCTAACACACCATGCCACGCTGTCCGGCTCTTGTTGATAAGCAAACTCATCTATGCCGCCTTCCGTAACATGCTCTGCTAATATGGTCATATCAGGCGCCACATAGCTGTCGGATTCATTGCTAAACACTAACTCACGCATTTTGCGTTTTGCGCGTTGTAGGAACAGCGTTGCATTGCCTACCTGCATTGGCTGTATATCGGCGCTGCCATAAGTAGTCTGCTGTTTAATCTGTGTGTTTGTTGGATTTAGCGGTTCATCAAATCCAGAAGCCCGAACAACAAATTCGCCTCCAGATGTACCCACAATGAGGTTTTTTCCAGACGCCAGATAACGTATGACGTTTACCTCATTCGAGCCAATGGTATATACCAGACCATCATCCGCATCAGTTCCACGCTCAAAGTTTTCAAAATCGCCGCCTTGGCTAAAAAATATTGTTTGCGGTTGCGTAGCTGTGCCGCCAAAAACTAACCGCTGCTCATAAAAAGCAACACCGCGCGGCCATCCAGTAGTGTCTGAAAAAGCGCCTAACTGCCACGCATCGTCAGCTATCAAATCGCCACTCAATGTAAAACTACTGCCTGCACTTTCTGCCGCTACATCGATGCCCGGTGCAAGTGTTATAACTGTGTCCGTAACATCAACAATCAGCATGCCACTGCGATTGTTGCTAGCAGTGCCGGAAGATGTGATTTTCATCCCGGACTTGAAGCCCTCAGCAACAAAATCACCAGAGCTATCTTCTATGCGGTCATTGTGCTCTAGCCCGGTGGCGTCTGGGTCACCTTCATGAAATGAAATAGTGGTAGATGTATAGCTAGGCATCAACTCGCTTCGACCATCTGCCAAAGCCTGAACCGTTGCGGTTACAGAAGTTGCTGAACTATACGCAGTGATTTTTGCAAAACCCTCATGGAGCTTTACCAAACGGCCAACATCAGTGCTCACAAAAGTGTTTGCTGATGCTGTAATTGTCACG